CAGAAAGCGATGGATGCGGTTTACAGTATTAGGCTTGTCTGAAGCTTCACTGCCATCTTTCCCTGGTATACGTTATCGTAAGTGTGGGTGGGCGAACAAGGGCGCCGTTGAGACTATCTTGATGCTCGATGCCATTACGGCAGTGAGAGCAATTGGTCAAGGTGAAAGAGTCGATCGGCGGCCTTGTGCCTTATTCGGACGCGGTAAACGTTTAGTAGGGGATGAGGCGGCGGGAATCGTAGGACAAGGTTATGCTGGCAGACTCGTCATGGCTGCTGATGGTCGCGATCATGTTATGATGGCTCCGGTTGCGAAGAACCTCTTCAGATTTCTGAATGAATCCGTGCTGACTACAGATATAATGGTCGGCATGAGCTTTCAGAATAGAGGTGGGACCATATTCGTCAACAACATTATAGCAGATTTGATTCCAGGTCTAACAAGAAGAGTCGACTTCAAAACTGACGTGGACCATTTAGTCGTTCCTAAAATGGATACAGTGATCGATGTATTCAAGACAGCATATCAGCATAAGTTCAGGTACTTTGTATTGGACCTGAGCAGACAAGATTCGTCTGTGAGCTCTCAATTAATTGATGCCTTCTTTGATTGGGCACGACAATCGTGGTATGTTGTCGGCCGTGAACAGAAGAAGAAGTTTGGTAGATACATGAAGTGGGTTCGTGATTATCATGTAGAAACCAGAGTTGCTTTACCTGACGGTCAGATATGGAGAAAACATCACGGAAATGTGTCAGGATCACCTCTAACGACACTCATTAACAGTTACACGGCTCTGATTGCGGCGCGAACCGTCTTTGGAGTCATATTGGGACATGGGCGTCAAGATGAAATTGTAGTAAGAGTGTACGGTGATAATATTGTAGTGTGTGTGCCAAGAGATGAAGATGAAGGATGGGGATTGGCAGACGTAGTTGAACTCTGGCAGATCATCTTCGAACAGATGATTAATCCAGAAGAATCTTACGAATGTGATAAACTCATCCATGATGTTGGTGACACGCACTTCGATAGTGTTTCATTTCTAAGTAGACACGTGATGGTTGGTGGAGCTGTGTGGAGACCTGCTGAGGAAACCATACAGTCAATGATATGTCCTGAGAGCCGCGCAATGGATCCGAGAGCGAGGTTTGCGCGTGCTTGTGGGCTATTGGTTGATAATCCATTCAACGTTGAAGCGGCTCTATTCTTAAATGAAATACTTGACAAG